AGGAAACTAAGGAAACCGAAGAAGAGTCCCAGGTCTGTCCAGTCCACATTCTTCGTAGAGAAAGTGCCGAACCCTACGAGGACTCCCGCCGCGAAGCAGATGATGGCAATCACTACCAGGATGAACTTCGCATTGACTTGCTGCATGGTTACTTTTCCTTCCATGATGCGGCGGCCGCCGCCTTACGCCTTGCCTCCGACTCCGGGGTTCTGCCCGCCTTCGGAATGTCGTAGTGATCGAGCCAGTTGATGATAGTCTGCCGCGAAACGCCATACTCACGGGCCGTCTCAGAGAGACCGTAGTCCCTATAGATGGCCTCGAAAATGCCGATACCAGCATCTTCGGTAGGCATCCGAGACTCGCCGAGTGAGGGGCGACCCTCGCGCTGAGTTGAAAGAACGGGGGCCTTCTTGATGCGGACCCTGGGCGCAGGACGCTCTTTCTTTGGAGGTCTTCGAGGGGTGAGCGTCTCGGTGGTCTGGTCGGAATAGTCGAGATGCTTGAGGTCGCGGAGCTTCTGGTAGAGACGCTCCCTCTCGGCTTCCTCCGCCGCGGTCAGCTTGAGCTTGTCATACTTCATGAGACCGTGGAACTCAAGGGCCACATCGGCCTCGTCGGCCTTGACGGTGAGGTAGGGCCGCATCTGGCGAATGGCCTCGGCGCCCATGCGACCCCCGACGACCCACTCGTAGACAGGACGCTGGTTGCCTGTGCGGGGCGTGAGTCTGATGGACCCTCCGAATACTTGTGCCAGCAGCCGCAATGGTGCTGGATTTACCTGGTGGCAGGAGAGCCGCAAGGACCACCTGACCAATTTCCGGTTGACATTGACAGAGATCGAACCCTCGCCATCGAAGAAGCCTGCGAGGTAGGCCGTGAGCGTATCCATGCCCACAGACTACCTCGCATCTTGACTCCTGTCAACTATGACTCCACCATGGTGGGATCACGCCTCATCGTAGCTATAGTTGATGGTCTGCTGTGTCCAGTTGCCCGGAGAGGCGGCGGCACCAACTGTCAACTGGAGCGCCAGGTATTTCGTGTACACGTTCAGCTGACCGGACGTGTACTGGGAGGCATCCCAGGTGGCCTTGTTACCAGACGTGTAGGTCGTGGCATTGACATTGGCGATGGTGGATGCGGCGGTCGTGCCCTGCTGATAGGTCACGTAGGCGCCAGTGAAGTTCAGGGTCGTGTTCGAGTCCACGGTGGAGTTGAACCAGACCTTGAAGGACTGGACGTAATTCGCGGGGGTAGCGGTGACCTTCGCCCGGACCCACTTCTCGTAGCTGTTGTTCCCGACGGTGATCGGGTTGGCCTGGCGGTTGGCCAGGGAGTTGGTAGCATTGTCCGCGGACTCAAGATCCACACCGGACACCGAGTCGGTGACGGTGGGGGTCGAGCCATACGAGACGCTGACAACAACGGTTGCGGCCATGTTTACTCCTCAGTCAGATGATCCCTCAGAACGAGAACCAGATGAAGCCTTGGGCTTCTTCGCTTGCGGCTGTCCGTCCCCCGCCTGGGGCTGATTGTTTTGCTCGGTGACTTCCTTCGCGGAAGAGACCTCGTCGATGGCTACCACTCCAAGCGGGGTGTTCGCCATGAGCCTGTTGTATGTGTTCTTCGGATCGTCCGGGTCTCCGATTGGCTGGCGACCCTGGTCGATCAGCCCCTGGTTGATGGACATCCAGGGCATGCCTGCGAGCGCCAGCTTGAGAATGCTGGCCTTATTCATGCTCTCCTTGATGTTCAACCGGGTGAAGCGGAACGCCAGATTGTTCGCCGGGCCGCCGAAGGAGCGATCCCATACGATTTCGCGAGTGAAGTAGTCCTGGATGAGGGCCAGAAGGGGCCGCAGGCCCTGATCTTCGGTCATCTCTTGCTGAACTTCTCCGGTCGCCTTGTTGATGTCCATGGTCAGCCCGATGTCCTGCGGGCTGATGAGGTAGACGGCGCATATCTTGCGGACAAGGTACTTGAGCCACTCGTCGTACTGCATGTCGCGGTTCGACTGGCGGAAGGGGATGAACTTCGCGTTCTTCGTGCCCCCCAGGAAACCCATAACGCTGCGCCCGGCGATTTCGGACTTCCAGTAGTTAGCAAATGCCTCGATCTGATCGGAGCGAGCCCCCTCGCCGAGGTCCAGCAGCCCGTCAGGGGCAGCTTGTTCAACCTGGCGCTTGTTGTAGTTGGCACCCGTCAGCTCCGCGTCGATAGTCATTTTGAGGGTCTCAAGAGGCGAGAGACCCATGACTGAGTACGTGCGCGGGTTCGCCATGACGTAAACCATGTCCTCGTTGAGGAATGGCACGTCATAAGTAGGAGTTGGGCACCACCAATACCGTGGCTCGTGGGGATTAGAGCCATCCCAGACCGCACTCACCTTTACGCGAGCACCGTCCACAGCGTGGAGGCCGAAGATGTCTCCTCCGAGGGTCCGTTCCTTCTCGATGACTCCGGCGTCGAGGACCAGGATGTCCTCGACAATCGGCTCGATCCAGCTGCGGAAGCTCTCGATGGCGACGTTCGGTGCGGTGAAGCGATCTCGGATCTCGGATTGCAGCGCCTGGTCGTAGGGCTCCTTCGAGTTGAAAGCAACAATGTCCCACTCAGCAGAGGAGACCTGCGACTTGCGGATGCTGATTGCGGCCCTGATCCACTCAGAATGCTCAGCCCAGTTACGGAACAGGGCCGATGACGACTTCTGGACCCGGCCACGCTCCTGAAAGACCAGGCCACCGCCTGTACCGGCTGGATAGTTCTTTGGAGAGGTCCGAAACGAGCGCAGGAAGAGTTCTGAGAAGATCCCCATCAGCGGATCCCCCTCATGTGTGCCGCAACCACGTCGTCAGCGACAGAGTTGAGGTAACGGGCCTCCATGCGCTGATTTGCCCTCAAAATAGCTTCCTCGTAGGTCATTCGATGAGTTTCGAGACCAGACAAGATGGCGCCAATGTAGTTCGGCACAAGGCGCTTACCGTCGCGGAACTCAAGCTCCTCAGAAAGACCACCGGGGAAGCTCAGGCCTTCGTCCATGAGACCCTCCCAGACTTCGATGCATTGCCGAAGACCAGGGTCGTACCACGCATGTCCATGGAGTATCCCAGGGCATCCACGAAGTCATCGTGGCCCTTGGGGAAACTCAGAAGCTCGGTCTCGAAGGCTGAGCCACGGAGACTTCGGTGGTGGAGGACCTTATGGGCTTCGTACTTTGCGGCGACGGCCCTGGCACGGGTCGTCTTGTCCACATCAGCAGTTTGACCCTCGATGGGGGTGTGTGGATACGTCTCCATGACGGTCTGAACCAGAGTTGACTGAAATTGAACCTTCTCGACGAGCACCAGGCTGATGTTCGGATAGGCCTGCCAGCCTTCGAGCACGAACTCGGCATGGTGGCTCTCGCGCTTATCGCGAAAGGCCGAGAGAACGTAGAAATTGCCCGCATTGGGGCACTTGATACCGCAAGAGTCCTCTGCGGTTGTCGCTCGTGCGGTGTAGTCGGCTCTCTCCTTCGTAGAAGAGGCCAGGTCCACGCCCATCTTGATGTTGTATCTATGACCTTCCGGCAGGACGTCGAAGTGCTCGAATGGCCCGTGGAAGACGTTGCCCTCCAGCAAGCCTGAAATGTCATTCTGGTAGGCGCACGAGAAAAGCGGTCTGCCCAACAACTCGCGCTCTTCAACGAGCCTCTTCACCGACCAGTACTCCGGCCAGTAGCTCGTGAGGTCACCGAACTCGTTCGTTATCAGCGCGGAGACGATATGGGAGTCGAAACCGAGCCCTTCCTGCGAAAGCGGGGTCATAAAGCGTTCGTAGAGGTCTGCCTCACCCCACCGAGTACCAACGGCGATGACGACCCCATCAGGAGCCAGACAGGGCTTCAGGGTCTTCTTGAACCAAGTCTCAACGTCCTCGCGCTGATCGACTGTTTGGGTGTTTTCCTCGTCGAGGATGTCGTCCATGAAGAGGATGTCGAAGCGCTTGCTGATGATGGCCCCCCCCACACCCACTGCGAAGCAGGTGACGTTGTTGGAACCATGCCAGCGGCTTCCCTTACGGAGCCATTCCTTGTCGGTCCACTTCGAGGCTGATGGTATGCAATCCGGGAAGACTTCCTTATGAGCGTCGTTGGCCTCGAAGGTGTACTTGATGGCCCGAGAGAAGTCCTTCGCTTGAGTGTCTGTGTTCGACACGAGGCCCACTCGAAGGTCTGGGTATTTCGAGATCAGCCAGGACAGTAGGATGGTGTTATCCCAGGTCGTCTTCGCGGCCCCCCTGGGCTCCAGAATGACCGTGTTTCGACGTCTGTAAATCGCGTCGAGGGTCCTCGTGACCATGTCGCGATGATGTGCTGCTGGAACATACCCAAAAACCAACTCTCCATAGGCGAAAACCGCCTCAGGGCCTTCAGTTCGGGCCAGTTCCCTCATAGCGTGGGATCGGAGAGAGACCAGATCCTCCGGCGTCAGGTGCCAGTCCTCTAGTAGCTTCGACAAGCTGTCTGAGGACTTCTGGATCGCTGGTGTTGAGGTTGAGTCCAAGGCTTCTCTCCTCGGAGATGGTAGAAGGGCGCCCGAAGAGCACCTGGAGCTTGTCTATCAGGCCTTCGATGTCACGCGGCTTGATAACCACCAATGGGACGTCGATAAAGGAGCCATCCGCTTGCATGGTCTTTATGGTTCTCTTCAGGTCGCCCCGAAGGCGTGTAATCATCTCGTCGATAGCTTCTAT